AGTAATCCAAGAACCATGTTCTTTGGCACGGCTGAACCTCTTGTTACCTCAGCGAAAGTACTTCTAGCGCCTTGATCCCTTGTGGTGACATCTCTGTATATACTTACTCTGCTATTCACCTGGGAAGCGATTGTTTCTTCCTCGGTGGGCCATCTCACTAAATTTGGCTTATAGACTCCGTCCATGGACGCTGAGTCAGTCACTCCATAAAAGAAATCAAATCCAGCATACTTTTCAGATTCCTTATACCCAAATTTAGCCCATTTTGATGGGGGGCATTCATTTGTGATTGCCCAATTCCAGTACAAAGGTGCATAGTAAGAAGCAAATTGTCTCACTGTGCAGAATCTCTTAACAATGGACATAAGTAAGTCCATCGAGATCACAAAGCCATCAGGGATGACCTCAATTATGTCATGCCCAAAGTTTGCATCATACTTTGTGTTTCTGGAAGTCCCATTGTCAGCTAATTCTATTATGATATGCTGAATGAGAGTCAGAGTTTGCGCTCCAGTAATGTGAGCAAGCCATCTTCCAGCCTCATCGTCACCGTAGAATTGGTAAGCGCGCCAAGCTTGGAGTATGGAATTAAGGTCAGTCTCATTAGCCACAGAATTACTCAAATGAGCATGGACGAGGTCCATATTAGCGTTTGCAAGACTGAAGTTCATAATAACCAATCACACTCCTTAATCACTTTGTAACTTGTTAATATGAAATTCGAACCGGTAGCCTTTGCCATTAATAAAAGGATATCCTTCGGGGTGAAAGTGTAGGAAGGCATTTGACGATCTACAGCACTTCCATTTTGGGTGGCATTTGGGTGGAGATCAGTCATCCATCTAACAAGAAGCTTTTTAACGTGATTCACGTTTACTTCAATAGAAAACCACTGTGAATTACAAATATTGTAGGTGTCAAACTCTACAATATTCAAATCATATGATCCAATGTGGTTATCTTGCTTACAGATGGTGGCACGAACTGTAGCAGTGACCCTCAACTCTGTTGAAGAAAGTGGCCATCCAATGTTTATAAGATGGCTCTGAGAGGTTGTAGCTTGCACCTGCGAGAGAGCTTCATTCGCAATGTTTAGAGAAGTGTCAATCTCCACAAATCTCTTCTGCATTGAGATTTTGTCCTCCTTGAGGTTTAAAATCTCGTTGTCTTTAGACGCAACTCTCTCCCTCAGTATAGTTATGAGTCTCGTGCTTTCAAGATTCCTCTCCTCAAGCCTAGAAGATCTTTGAGCCATTTCTAAGAGTCTATCGTGAGTTCTCACTGATTCCTCACTTAGAGATTTAAATTTAACTTCCATTTCATTCACGAGAATGTTCAGGGAATCAATCCTTGATTGCTGTGCCGTCCTAGATATCATTAGCTCATAATTCCAAGAGCCTATGCATGTGTGCACAGTAGCTTCGTGAAAGAATGTGTTGCTGCCATTAGCCTCGATTGAGACTGAAATCAATCCCTTAATCTCATTGAGGTATCCAGTTCCCAAAACCCATTTTTGGAGACCGTCTTGTCTTACCCCCCTCCTCACAGGTTTCTCAGATAGATATCTAGATAGATTAAAATTTTTGAAACAGGTCGGAGGTAAAGCAACCATGTAGTTTTCCGTCAGGTCTTCGTTTCCAAAGAATGCACCAACGCTTTCACACAGGAGGAACTCCATTTGAATTTCAAAGGTTAGGAAAACTTAACCATATTTATTAAGGCTGGGTGATAACTCCTTAAGCTAATTGAAAATGTTTAAAACCCATCCGGACTTAACTTTTCCTTTTTTGAACCCGGTTTGCATCATTTCCTGGAACGGCTTAATTGTCTTTTTCCTTTGCATTCTTCTCTTCTCGGTCCTTGATTGTCTTACAGGCCTTCCTTCGATGAAATTGCAGAGTGTAACGCGTTCGGCATCCTCGACACTCGCCAGTTCTGGAAGCCATTTGCAGGGATCCACAGGAGGTATAGGTTGGTAACCTTTTTTGAGCAAAATTCTCAATGTGTCGTGATGACAATCAATTTCATCAGCATCCAGACCTGAATCCTCCATTATATTGTCACCTAACATATACAAGAAGTATATGTCACGTGAATAAGATTCCAAGCAATCATCAAGACAACCCCTTTCCTGTGCTAATTTTATGGAAAAATGCAATTTTGTTGGATCTTTCACAAGTCCGTACTTTGTGAACTTCCACCCAACAAATGTCGGGTGCAACGAGACTTCAGGCTTGCAAACTAATTGAAACTGAGAAGACAATTTTTGCCAGGATGGCCTTTCCACCGGCACTCCTACTTGGACCATGTCGTCACCACCGTACATTTGTGGTGTGTGGTCCTCAATT